TGTATTGGAAGGTTTCACAGAAACAAATACCTTACCATATTCTGGTGGGTCATTATCTTCTCCGCCCCAAACAAAAACATCACTTGCATTTGTATAATTTTGTCTTATAAAACTTATATAATCTTCTTTTGTTACATTTCTATTTTGTGATTGATATGCCATAGGTGCAGTAAATTTAATGGACTCAATCGTTTCTCTATTATTGCCTCCGTTTGAAGATGTTGTAACTTCAACATCAACTATAGAAGCATTAGCAGAACTAAACGACCTTAATCCAATAGAATCTTTACTTCCTATATCGTTTGCATCTAAACCATTAGATATTAAATACTGTATAATAATTACATTACCATCATCGGGTTTTAATCCCAATATACCATCTCCAAAATAAATTTCCCAATGGCCATCTTCAGTTTCTTGTACAAAGTATGCTTTAGTGGTTGATGTTAATTCTGTAATATCTGAAACAGCAGTCCAAGTATCACTCCATCCTGTAGTGTCTGAAGTAGAAATTTGTCTCGTAACAGTAAGTCTATTCATGTCTACATTAGTTTCTGGAATTATAAATCTTTGGTTTGATAAATTATTATCTATTATGAACGAACCTGTTTTCCATGTTCCTTCTATAATTTCTACATCTCTGGCAATCTTTTGTGTACTATTCAACACTACGAATTCATGGAGGTCTGGATTAGTAAATCTATAAGTTACACCATCTTTTATTGCAGTAAAGTTAGAATGTTTAGTTAAGTATGTTGTAGAAGATTCACTATTGGCTAAAGTAACATTCACTGTTGCTCTTGCCGCAGTTGTCGATGAAGGTGTATATCCTAGTGCTTTAGCGTGTGAGATTACCGATGTTCTTTTTATTGCACTGTCTAGAAAAAGTTCATTGGCAACCATGTTGTTATAGAATCCTTGATAATGAGTAACATACGCTAAAATATCTAATAGAACCGATGTCCCAGAACCCTCAAAGTTAAAATCATTAAACTGGTCTAATCCACTTAAATAGTTTTTAAGGTTGTTTCGGATTCCGAAAAAATCTAGACTGTCTATCTCTATTTTTCTATTACTACTCATCTTAATCTCTCCAATTGAAAACTAACAGTTTCAGCGGTTGGCTGATTTACTATTTGATATGTTATAGTAATATTATAAGAATCTGTACGAACATTATTTAATATATCTACATTTAATAATATTATTCTTGGTTCGTATGAGGATAAAATTTCATTTATCGATTTTCTCAATTCTATTTCTACTAAAGGACTTGCAGGTTCAAAGAGTAGACCAATAACACCAGAATTTATTTGTGGTTGAAAAGGCTTATCAAATCTACCCATGTATATAAGATTTCTGACAGATTGTTTTATTGATTCTTTGTTTGCTTTTTGAACAACATCCCCAGTAACTGGATGTGCAATAAAATCTAAGTCGAGGTCTTTATATCGAGTTGTGTTTGCTTGTCCTGCCATACTATTATTTATGCTTCATTTTGCGTCTTTGGTTAATTAATTCTACTTCAATTAAAGATTGACTTCTATTTAACCAATCTATTACAATTTCTTCATCAACATTGTCTACTTTTTCCCACCTGCACCACTGGGAACAAATATACCCCACTATAAGATTATCTTTTCTGATAGGTAAAACTGAAAATGCAATTATGTTAGCACTTTCAAGTGCATGTCTCGCATGACATTCTTCCATATTAGAAACATATTGGATTGTTGCATCATCATCTTTTATAAATTTGAGAAATGGCATAAACATGCTCATCATCATGTCCTGATTATCTTCACTTTCACCGGCAATACTTCTTTCTAAAGATTCATGAGTCAAAGACATCTTTTTCATCGATATACCGTCAAAAAATTCACCACCATTATGAAATTGTATTAGTTGTGTTCTTGCACAGTCCACCATTATTCGAAGTTCGGTGATAGTATCTTGAATACTAGTGTGAACACTCCAAAATTCTTCTGGGAAATCTAAAATAGGAGAAATAATATCTTTGGTTTTTTGTTTTGCCTTTTTCTTTCTCCTAACAAGATATGTGAGAACGCCCGCAACAACCGCGGCAAGCGATGCGCCTATCTTTACCCATTCATTCCATGCAGATATATCCATTAGTTATCCTTTGTTGTTCTATTATGTATCATTTTAGGGTAAAGCATTAAGTTTTTATTTTGTTAATTGCGATGCTAATCTCCTACCTTTATCTTTGGATTCCCAGTTGCAGAATCTCCACAAGACGCCATATCACCTTGTCTTATCACACCATCACCATTTATTTTAACACTGGTAGAACTTGTATCCATCTTAGCAGGCATCAATTCTCCATGGCCAGGAGTAGGTCCATGTGGTGTTAGGGGAGAATCTTGCAATACAACAGGATTTCCTCCTGCTTTTACATTGGGAGAAGTCTTAGTCAATGTTGCATTGAATGGTGTCGTTTTATGTTCACTTGTAGTAATTCCGCCTGCCATTTTTATTCCTATGCGTTGAGGTTTATCTGTTCACCAGTTAGTGTTATATTTTTACCATTGATGTTTATATCTTTTTCAGATTTTAAGTTCATAATTCCTTCTGATGTTATTGATATCTCCCCTTCACACCCCATCGTTATTCCACCGCCAACAGTTTGAGTAACGCCTTTCTTTATGACTTGATTCACATTTCCGTCTACTTGAAGTTGTGCATCACCCTTTACATAGAAAGTAAAGTTTCCTGCCTCTCCAGTACCACCTGAAACACCACCGCCAATAATAATATTAGTATTCCCACTAATCTGAATAAACTTTTTACCTAATGTAAATTCATAGTCATCACCTTTCACTTTTATTACTTTGCTTCCATCTGGATAAATTTCATTAAAAGTTCCCGACTTATGGTATGTGTGTATTCTTTCAGCACCAGATGAACCGTCAAATTCTTGAATATGACCACACTCTGATTCATAAACATGATTGTGAGGATATTCTGCGGCAAATGTAGTAGGAGGTTCATTCCAAACTTCTTCGGAATTTGCGATTGGATAATCGCCAGTTGCACCATCAATTCTTGTTTGTATAACCGTATCTACAGTAACGCCTCTTGCCAATCTATTAGTATCTTGTTCTCCTGTAAATCCTTCTCTTGGATATTTACCGTTTGGGTCAACAAATCCTATAGATGTGTTCATACCACCAGATGCACCTCCAGAATTTCCTAGTGGTATCCCACCCAATGTTCCAAAGTAAACTGGTTCTTGGCAATAATAACCATCTCTAAAAAATCCAACAACCCATGTTCCTTCAACGGGTCCCAATGGAGTTTGACCTATACCGCCCATCGCCGCAGAAGTAATGGGTTGAACAGGGTATGCCCACGGCAACATATCTGTTGGAATCAAAACTTTATTAGCAGTATGAAAACCTAGACACCTTACTCTACATCTACCCAACTGTAAAGGGTCCATACGGTCTTCAACTACACCTTGAAACCAAACAAAACCATCTTTTCCCATATAATTTAAATTCATGGCAGTATGTTCTCGACACCGCCTTGTGCCATCCCTGCATAATCGGGAAGGGGTTCTAGCATTGAATCTTTACAACATTTTAATCTCATAGTATGACCTTTTCCTTTTATTATCCAATGTTCTATACTCGTAATTATATACATTCCACTAATCACATTATCAGGTTTTGCGTTACCCGCGTCATCTGGACCTTCAAAACTATGAATTAAAATTGCCACTTTATCACCGACTCTTCTTCCACTGTCTCCCGATACTTCAAATTCAATTGAGTTTGCTTTGATTTGTTGCTTATATGCATTATGTCTCTGTAGATAAAAAGCAACACTGTCGTTCCCAGAATTTAAGTCTCCTTTTTCAAACCCTGGACCATATAATGAATCATGAACAGGAACAAAATAACTTTTAGAATCTAATGCAACTCCAAACATTCCATCATCTTTAATATGAGGGTGTTCGTTCAAATGGGATTTTCGCTTAAAGTCTCCAAAATAATTATAAGCAACAAATTTCCAATCTTTATTTATAATATCATGAAACAAAAGGTTGGAAGCATATGTTCCGTTTCTAACTTCTTTTGTTATATTGTAACCATTGATTTGCAATTCTCTTATATTTTTAAAAGTTTCACCTACATCTATTCCTTTATCGGGCCCTTCTCGTATTACATCAGTTGAATCAGTAACTCCAAAGATATATTCTGCAATTGGTTCTTTATCAAACAAAGAACTAACAGAGCGAAAATGAAATCCGTCTAAATCTTGATACCAAACATAGTCTACATGATATTCATCTTCTTTAGATATTGCTCTAGATGCTAACCAATTTATTGCATTTATTGGTGTCCGATTTGGTATTATTATATTTGGATTACCTGCTGTTTGTTCAACTGTTATGAGTCGAAGACCATTAGTTTTGTCAGCCAGGGTAGAATATTTTTTATTTCCATCTTGAAAATATGTATTGTGTATATCTCTTACTACTTCGGAGATTGGTAGTTGATATGCTTTATTAACATTAGCAAAAAGACTAAAAATAGATGAAGGACATATAAAATGTAAATCATATATTTGAGATTGTCTATTTAAACCAGGTCCTCTGGGGACCATTTTGTCTATAATAAAAACTTTTGAAAGTTCTTCTTGTTGAGGTGTATTAAATTTAACTACCAAAAATTCTTGGCCACTTAAACCTAAATTAGATGGAAGGTTTACCGCATCAATTTCTTCCACTACACCATGAATATTATTTCGAAATAAATTTTCATTTATTACAAGAGCCGTGTACATGTCTAATATACTTGTTGGAAATTCTTCACCATCTTTAATAGTAACAATATCAATACCAACAACATCAACAGCATCAAAACTGAGATAAGATTCTGAGTTTCCCACAGGGGAAGGATTTATTTCTGTTCCAGCAGGCATTTTAAAATTATCTCCTAATTAATACCTTAAATTCTCTATTAACTTGGTCTAAAAATTCTGGTTTGAGAAGAGAAATTTGCCTTTTACTTTCATTATTTTTTAATTCATAATCATAATTTGTTTTTACATAATTATTTGAACCATTAAATGTGTAAGCATGTAATAATGTTTCTCCAAATGTGACCCCTCCCGAACCCAAAGACACTTGTGTGATTCCATCATATTTTGATAATGGGTCCAACCACACCACGGATGTTTGGTATCCACCACCAACATCAGCATAACCATCAAAGGTTGAACCAGAATGTTCAAAATGATGTAGCGCCTGAACAGAATCTGTTACAACTCTTTTTATGGTTGCTTCGGCAACATAACTAGTGTTTATATTAGTACCGCCAGTAGAATTATATGCTCTAACTGTGTCATTTACAGAAAAATCATTACCGGCCGTTGTGCCGACTACTGTAAGTTTATGTAATACAGGGTCATAATTTTTTACAATACAATTCCAACCAGTAACTCCAGTACCAGAATGTTTTGTTACAGTATCGTTAAAGTTAAAGGAACCTGTTTTACCTTCAGTATCTAAAAATAAAGAAATACCTTCGTATTTGTTTGTCTTATGTTTTTCAAATCTTCTAGCATTTAAGGGCCAATCAAAGAACCCATCAAACATATTATTAAACAATAATACAACCCAATGATATTCTGGCGAACCATATAATACATCTGCTATAGATTCTGGGGTGTCGTGGTCTTGAACATCATAATCAACAAAGTAATAAGACCCTGTTTGCCCTTTGCTATTAAATCCTACTCTTCGAAGAATGTCTGTTGCTATAACTGCACCAGCAGTAGGACCTGT